TTAATATCCTGCTACTCGGTCAAATTCTTCCCATTCATCCACTTCAAAATCATAAGTATAACACACTTTTGCTAATTGATCAATATACGCAAGGGCGTCAATAAGGTCATCGTGTGTCAGAGCAGACGGGAATTGCATAAGTTGATCCATGAATTTGATATTCCAATCACCTTCATTCAGAACAATACGTTCATGTTCAAATCTACCTTGAAGGGCATGAACTACACGGGTGGTTTTATTGGTGTTCCCGTGGCTTAGTTCTTCAATTCTGAAAAAAAGATTGTGTTTTTTCATCATGTCCAGCAAAGGAGACATGATGGCTTGCCTTGCAATACCCTTTTCGATACCTACAGCAACAGGTTTGTACCTTTGGACTGCCCAAAAGATGTTTCTGACAGTTTCGTCAAAGGACCAACGACCATATTTGATGTCTCTAACCCACCATTCACCATCGTCAGTGACTTTGACAATAGCCATTGCTGAGTCATCAAGGCGTTTTTTCTTGGCTTTACCTTCTTGTTCAAAGCCTGCAAGGTCAATTGCGATGTAGTAATCACCTTGTTCAGGTTCTTCTTGTGAAAACTGAAGCCATTCTTCTTTGAACAGTTCAGATTCTTTAGCATTAAAAGAAGCCATGAACTCTTGGTTAAAAATATGCGTTGACATTGACTTCTTTGCATTGTCAATTTCATTCTTGTCAAGCATTTCATTGTCGTAGCTGGTGAAGTGATAAGCAGCCCACTCAGGGTCATCAGACTTCTCAGCGTACACAAAGAGTTCATAAAACCAATTGCGCCCTTCAGGGGTGCCGATAAACACAGCTTTACCCTTTTGGTCAGCCAGTGCTGGTCGAATGATTTCTTCCCATACTGAAGGCTTCATAAAAGCAGCTTCATCGAGGACTGCTAGCTTAAGAGAAGCACCCCGCATGGTTTCAGGGCGGTCAGAACCTTTAAGAGAGATAACAGCCCCGTTGATCAAAGTGATCTGAAGGTTGTTTACATGAGAGGATTTGATAACCGGCCTGGCAAGGTCATGTAGCAAGGACCACATGATGTCCCTGGCGTTACCTTGAGTAAGGCCTATGTACCAGACGTCTCCTGCTCCTGAATCAAGAGCAGACACAATCATTCTCCAAGCAGCATACCTAGACTTACCGCACCGTCTGCCAGCAGCAATTACTTGGAAGCGTTCATTGTTCTTCCAAACTGTTTGCTGCCACTTAAGGAGCTTTACATTAAGTTCAGTCATTAGAAAACAAAGTTAGATGTCCGGTGTGGGAATAGATCAAATGAAACAATAGCAGTAAAAGAGCTACCTGCTTCAGGGGTTACACTGATGTAGTCCCCTTCAGTCATCAAAAGAAACTCGCCAGGAGGACCACCAAACTTTAAGGTTTCTCCGGCACTGACTGATTTGGAGCCTTGGAAGCTGATTGAAGTTGCACCTTCATGCCAGGTGCCACTGACGGTCTTTGAGGAGCCACCTACATTGGCTATAAGAAGCAGGGTTACTTTTGCATGGTAACCTGTGGGCACAGTAAACAGGGTGTTAGATGTGCCTGCTGTTAGGTTCTTGCCTATGGAGTATTCCATTAGCAGTCGCCTTTACGAATACAGTCAGCAATATACTCTAGGCGTTTTACAACACCATCTTTGGTTTCTTTAAGGAGCCTTTCTCTGTACTCTTTGTTGTTCAAAAACTCATCAGCAGCTTCTTGGTACTTGCCAAGGTTGAATAGCTGTCTGGTCTTTTTAGAGAGCTGCCAGTCGCCCCTGTAGGTTGCTGACACAATAGCAGCCTTGAGTTCTTCTGACAAAGAATCAAAGTTAGGGGTTAGATCTTTTGCTTTTTGTAGAAAGATATTAAACACATCAGGAAAGGGCATATTGAAGTATTCCTTGGTTTGACCTACACCTGTGGTTAACACACCCTTGTCGTCAGTATAGACACCTTCACAAAACCCTTCATGGTGGATTAAAAGCTCATGGGCTTTTGTTAACACACAATCAGGATACAGTTCTTTAACTTTCTTTACGGCTTTATCACCGTAATAAAACCTACTACTACTCATCTTGGTGTTCTTCTTGATAAGAGGAATACTCTATATCTTCAAGTACATCGTCTGAATGTTCTTCTTGTGTTGTTGAGGTGACAAGTCCTGAGATGTTGATGGTGATTGCTGACTTTCCACCATTCTTTTGTACTTCCTGCTCAAATGCAGTAACAGGAAGCATTCTATCCATAAGTAGTTTCCAGGCGGCTGCTTGGTTCTTGTGGTCATCGTTAAGTGCTGCATTAAAAATAGAGTCAAGCACCTTCTGAGACTTAGGAGAATTTAACATCCTCCTCTTGTACTCATTAATGATTGAAGCTTCTCCTTTAGGTCTCCCTACAGGATTTTTCTTTTCTAAAAGAGCTTTAGGTGGTCGCCCTTTTCTTTTTAACACAACATCTTTGTTAGGGGTACTAGGGGTTGTCAATTAATTGGTCCATAGTATTCTTAGTAAAGACTTCTTTAAGTGTCTTTAAGTGTCTTTAAGTATTCTTTATTAGTATTCTATTATGTATTACTTAATAGTTACTACTAAAGATTCTACTTTAAGTGTCTTTAAGTGTCTTATATATGTCTTAATTTTAGCATATTTCTAAGGAGAAGTAAACACCCCATAGGTGTAATTAAGCTAATTTTTGTTAGTTTCCCGATCGGGAAATATTGATTCTGTTTGTGGCTGTTGTGGCTTGTTATTTACCGAACGGGAAACTTAAGGGGTCTTTTCTAAATTAGCTTTTTGTAACCTTGAGTGGCTACTACTATAAATTCACTGACCATTCCCCCCTCCCGCCCCCCTCGATTCTCAGGGCACGCTGGGAGCCCATGGGAGCGCTTGGAGCCCATGGGAGCCTGTGGTGGCGATATGACCACATATGCAATTGTATATATGGTGCCAGGCCTGTGCCTTGGGTGGCGACTGGGGCGTCCGCCCGCCAGTACTCGTTAAGGTGGCGCGTCGCGCGGATAGATGATACAAATCCTCGGTACATAGGGTCCACACATCAAGTATTTGTATCAATGGCAAAGCCCCGAACGCAGCGCGAGCTCGCCCAAACCCTGCGATTGGCGTCGCAGTCTCGCTTGGGTCCGCAGCCTGTGGTGGCCTAGGGTGGCGACTGGGGCGTGAGGGGCAAAGCAGGACCCCTCAAGGCCACTCAAGGCTACATCAGCCCCCTCAAGGCTCCATTAGAACCCACCAAGCAAATCCACCACTAGAGCGCCAGCGTCTGCTCTGAAGGTTAGACCAGCACGCACTAGACCATCAATAACCTGTAAGAATTGTTCCATCGTCTGGCATCGAATCTGTTGCATCTCATGTGCTCCATTGGTTGACTGCCTTGGCATCATGGGGCAATAGCACTACCCGCGTCAATTGAATCATTCTCACGTTCACATGAAAACACTTCAAGCAAATAGTGGTTGACACTATGGGGCATCATGGGGCAATATGCATCCGTGGTCACAAAGATGAACTAAGCAAAGAGGAACACAAAATGCACGACCAGATTCCTGCGATAGTAAAAGAAGCACGAGAAGCCGCACACAGAGCAGCATCTAAATATTTCAACGATGTTCTAGGTGGACGGGATGCGCTACTGTGCGGGTTTGCCTACGTGTACATATGCGACATCAAAGGCAACACGAAAGTAGGCAAAGCACTAGCAGCGGAGGGGATCAAGAAAGGCTACAGCGGTGCCTTTGAGATGTACCACCCCTCAGGCTTCCCATGCCAAAACATTGACACACTGGAAGCGGGCGCAGAAGCAGCGGCAGAAGTATTCAGAAAGCACGGTCTGAATGCATACGCAACGTCCAGACTAGACTAACAGTCTCCACCCTAGAGCCCGCTGAACCACAGCGGGTTCCTGAGTGTAGATTGCACTAGAACCACAAAGAGGAACACAAGTGAACAGAATTCTAGAATTTGCCATACAGTCTGGTTTACCAACTGCGCTCGACTACCATCAAAAACGTTATGAAAAATTTGCCGAGTTAATTGTTCGGGAATGTGCGCAAATTGCTGAACAACGCACGAATACCGACGATTATGATATTGCCAAATTGATAAAAAAACATTTTGGGATCGAGTAAACAAAACAGGAACGGAATAATGAAACTATCAAAGACAAGCAAACTGGGCACATATTCCTGGTCTCTGATCGCACGCGACACGTGCCCGGGATCAATAGATTCACAGGGAGGCTTGGTGCCTGCATGCCGTGGATGCTATGCCGTTGGCGGCAACTACCGCTTCGCAAATGTCAAAAAACCACGGGAACACAACCGTGCTGACTGGCAACGTGACGGCTGGGTTCAGGACATGGTTGAAGCAATTCAGCACGAGCGCTACTTTCGCTGGTTTGACTCTGGCGACATGTACAGCCTCGGGCTGGCAAGAAAGATACTCCAAGTAATGAAGCAAACCCAAGACACGAAGCATTGGTTGCCAACGCGTATGCACAAATTCCCGAAGTTTCACAGTGTGCTGTCTGCCATGGAAGCATTACCTAATGTACGCGTACGTCGTTCCAGTGACTCTGTGACTGGCGACTACGATGCCTTAGTACATGGGTCTGTGATTTATTCACAATCAGCCCCATCAGGCACACATGCGTGCCCAGCGTACCAGCAAGACGGCCAGTGCAAGTCATGCCGAGCGTGTTACTCCAAGGACATCAGCGTGATTGCGTACCAAGCTCATGGGAAAATGATGGCAAAAGTAGTCCGATTGATAGCAGTGGGAGCATGAAATAAAATGACACTAGTAGTAAAATACCCATCCAAAAAAGCATTGAAAGAAAACATTGGCAACCGACTACGCTATATCGAAACAAGCGTATTTGGTCCAGAGTATAAATCTAATGGAATGCTAGTGGTCGCAAACAGACCGCATATAACAGGCACAGGCAGAGAATTCTTTGCACAAGTTCTGATGGAAAACGATTTAATAGTGAAGGTTAAATAAAAAAATGAATAAACCACAATTCACCTTCAAGTTCCAAGATGAACCACAATACGAAACAGACATCGGTCGACCTGAACTAGCACAAAAGCTTAGAGCGTACAGGAAGCATAAAGCTTTCCAATTGCGCAAGGCAGGAACCCACCGCTACTTTGTGCGAATCATTGGCTATGCAGCAATCGGGGAGTTTAACGTTAAATGAAAACAGACTACCAAAAAATCACAAAGCATGTGAGACGCAAGTACTACCAGTACTCACCCACATTAGTACACATTACAGGTGG